AGATCGGATGCGGAAACATAATCTGATGCTGTGCCATTGGTATTAATATCGTTAATTACGGTGACGCTATCGGTTGCCGCGCTTAACACTTCTGCTACTGTTTGTGCCATTGTTTTATCCTTCTAAGGTTGTAATTCGTGCGGTTAATGCTTCAATTAATGTGTTTTGTTCTTGGATGGCTTTGACTAGGATAGGTACTAATGCTCCTTGTGCAACTTGTTGTGTTCCATCTAAATCAGTATTCCAAAGGTTATGTCCGTTTGCTACATCTGAATGTGCATCAATAACTGTTTTAACTTCTTGAGCTATAAAACCGTGATGAGCTTTACCTGATCCGTATACTGGATCAGAAGAATCTGCATCATACTGAGGTAAGCTATTAGCAATAGCATTTTTAGCGTTCCATTTAAAAGTAACAGGTCTTAAAGCTTTAATAAAATTAAGACCAACTGTTGAATCTGCTATATCTTTTTTTAGTCTTAAATCAGAAGCAGCTGCCCAAGAAGTATCTGAACCATCTAATGATAAAGTAGCATTACCAGCAGATGTACCTATTCTGACTGTGTTAGTTCCTCCTCCATTAATATTGCTGCCAATTACTATTTCTTGGTCTACACCAACAGCACTATTGCCAACATTGTAGCCAATCATTGTATTAAGGTCACCAGTAGTAATATTGTCTCCACACAAACTACCTACTGCCGTGTTCTGTGTACCTGTGGAGTTATTAAATAAAGCCTTAGTGCCTAGCGCGGTATTGTTAGATACTGTGTTGACTTGTAAAGCTCCCCAACCCAATGCTGTGTTACTACCACCAGTTAAGTTTGAAAGCATTGCATTAGCACCCACGCACACGTTTCTTGTACCTGTGGTGTTTGCTACTAAAGCGTGATAACCAACTGCTGTGTTCTCATCTGCTGTAGTGTTTGCTGATAAAGCACCATAGCCTAAGGCTGTATTTAAATCCCCAGTTGTATTAGCGTCTAAAGAAACAGTACCAACGGCAGTATTTTCGTGTCCTGTGGTGTTTACTGCTAAAGAATTATAACCCACCGCAGTATTATTATTTGCAGTAGTATTCGCTCCTAAAGCAACATTACCAATAGCTACATTTGTTATTCCTGTGGTGTTTGCGTCTAAGGCATTGGCACCAACTGCTACGTTTAATGTTCCTGTGGTGTTTGATTCTAAAGCACCTTGACCAACTGCTGTGTTAGATGCACCTGTGGTGTTTGATAATAAAGCCACTCTTCCAACTGCTGTATTAGTGTTACCTGTCGTGTTTGCTCCTAAAGCATCTCGACCAACTGCGGTGTTATAACTTGCTGTTGTATTAGCGTCTAAGGCATTGGCACCAACTGCTACGTTTTCAGTACCCGTGGTGTTTGCTCCTAAAGCATAAGCGCCATAAGCTGTGTTACTATCTGCTGTGGTGTTATCCTCTAAAGCTGTGTATCCTGTTGCTGTGTTGAATGAACCAGTAGTGTTTCTTCTGAGAGCATCAACACCTGAAGCCACGTTAAAGCGTCCAGTAGTGTTAGTAGTTAAAGACAGTTGACCAATTGCTGTATTATAATCACCAGTGGTGTTTGCTGTTAAAGCAGATACACCAACGGCTGTGTTGTTAGAAGCTGTGGTGTTAGCTGCTAACGAGCCTTGCCCAACAGCAACATTAGAAGTACCTGTAGTATTAGCACCCATAGAGTCATTACCAATAGCTACGTTGTTGTTAGCGGTGGTGTTTGAACTTAAAGCGCTATATCCAATCGCTACGTTTGCGTCCCCTGTTGTATTTGAACCTAAAGTGTTATATCCAAGTGTAGCGTTAAAATTACCAGTAGTATTTGCATCTAATGCATTTGAACCTACTGCTACGTTAAGTGTACCTGTGGTGTTTGCTTTTAAAACATCTAAGCCAACACCTGTGTTATTTGCCCCAGAAGTGTTTGCTGATAAAACATCTGCACCAACACCAGTATTACCATCGCCTGTTGTTAAAACATTAAATACTTGATGACCGAAACCTGTATTGTTGTTTGCTGTACTTAAAGTACCTGTGCCAGCATCGTTGCTGATAAGCATACTATTTGTGAAGTTTGCTTTAGAACCTGTAAACCCTAACAAGTTCATAGTTCCAGCTATTACGAAATTTTGTGATTCATCAAATGTAATAGTTGGATTTGTACCAACTGTCGAACCAACACCGATGACCATTTTATCAGCAGAATCATCAAGACCTATGTAATAATCTTGCGCATTGCCATCAAAAACGATTTTAGTATCTTCTGCACCAGCATCACCTATTGTTAGTGTTGGGGTTGTGCCAGCCAAAGTGATGTTTGCATTAGCAGTAAGTAATCCTGAAACAGCTAATGTGCTTGCCATATCAACAGCTCCATCTATATCAACAACATCAAGATTTGTAGTTCCATCAACATCAAGATCACCATTAAAATCAGCATTACCCGCTAATGTTAATGTAGAAGCCATATCTACAGCACCATCAATATCTACGACATCTAGGTTAGTAGTACCATCTATATCAGCATCTCCTGAAATATCTAGAGTTGCACCGTCTAGTTCACCTGTAATAGTTAAGTTTCTAATACCTGTATAATCTTTGTTAGAGTCCAATATAACAGCTTTAGAAGCTACTGCCGTACCTATTGCTGTACTACCTATGTCTAGAGCATTAAGCTCTCCTACTACGGCTGTGATGCCGTCTAAGGCATTAAGCTCTTCAGGAGTAGAAGTAACCTGAGTATTACTTGCTGCAGCTAATACAGGAACTGTACCTGATACGTTAGGTAAAGTAATTGTTCTATCAGCAGTAGCATCTACAATAGTAAGTGTAGTTTCGTGTGCATCAGCAGTAGCACCTTCAAATACAACAGCGTTGTTAGCACTCATAGTAACTGAGTCTACAGTACTAAGTGTACCACTAACTGAAATATTAGTTGCAGAAAGAGTACCTGTACTTGGATTGTATTTTAAATCACCATCTGATTCTAAACCTAAGTTACCACCGTCTAAGTCTCCACCTGCTGTAAAGACAATAGCGTTGTTTTCGTTAGTGCTTTCGTTATCTGTAATAGTAACTGTTGTAGCCACTGCAGCAGTTGTAGCGTTAGTTACTGTAGTTCCTGCAATAACACTTGCCAAAGCTGTACCATTTACAGTAATTGCATCGGCTTCTAAAGTACCGTCTATGTCTGCATCACCTGATATGTCTAAGGTTGCAGCATCTAACTCACCACTAATAGTAATATTTCTACCACCAGTTATGTCTATGTTAGCATCTGTAACGATTGCTTTACTTGCTATAACTGTTCCGTTAGTTATGCCGTCTATTAAATTTATGTCTGCTGCAGTAGCTGTAACTGTTGTACCGTTTAAAGATAGTGCATCTGTTTCAAGTGTACCGTCAATGTCTACGTTGCCTGATATATCTAAACTAGCTGCTGTTATTTCACCACCAACTGTAAGTGTAGTAGCCATATCAACTGCACCATCAATATCAACTATGTCTAAGTTTGACGTACCGTCTATGTCTATATCACCACTAATATCTAGAGATGCGCCTGTTAAAACACCTGCAACCGCCAGGGTTGAGGCCATATCTACAGCACCATCTATGTCTACTACGTCTAGGTTTGTAGTGCCGTCAACATCTAAATCACCGTTAAAGTCTACGTTACCTGCGACTGCAAGTGTCGTAGCCATATCTACAGCTCCATCTATGTCTACAATGTCAAGGTTAGATGTACCATCAATATCAATGTCACCTGAAATATCTAAAGAAGCTCCTGTTAATACTCCTGCAACCGCAAGCGTACTAGCCATATCTACAGCTCCGTCAATATCGACTACATCTAGATTAGTTGTACCATCTACATCAATGTCACCGCTAATGTCTAACGCTGTACCAATAAGTGTTTGTGTAAGTGTAAGCTGACCATTAGCTGCTATTGTTATAGCGTCAACATCTGAAGCAGAACCGATAGTTTTACCATCACCAATAATAATATCATCAGTAAAAGTAGCTATGCCAGTTACTCCAAGTGTACCTGCAACGGTAGCGTTTACATCTACGTCTAGCGTATCAATGTGTGCTGTACCGTCTATGTATATATCTCTCCATTCCTGTGAAGAGCTACCTAGATCATACGCACCATCATCGTCAGGTATAATATTAGAGTCAACATCTGCACCAAAGACTACGTTGTCTGCAGCAGAATCACCAAGAGTCAGTGTACCGCCGTTAAATGTCGTAGTACCTGTAACAGTTAAATTACCACCTACAGCTACGTTACCTGTAGTAGTAATAGCATCTATGTAAGCATTTTTAAAATATAACGAGCTTGTACCAAGATCAACGTCACTGTCTGTAACAGGAGATACTACACCATCAGAGATTCTTACTTGTTCTACGGCTGCACTAGATACTTCTACAAAGACTCCCCAACGATTGTTAGTACTGTCTACAACTATTTTATTTAAAAAATCTAAATCACCAATAGTATGAATATTACCACCTTGTGCAGTAGAGCCATCGTGTCTGTGTCCTGTAGATGAAGCACTGCTTGAGCTGTAAGCAAACGCATTTAAGAGTTGATTATATTCGTTATTGAACAACGCAGCGGTGATAGTATCCCCATCAGCTATCGAACTTTGTCTAGTATATGTTTGAGCCATAATTTAATTCTCTCTTTATTGTTATTGTCTTCCCGATGGTCTGTAATTTACGTATAAGCCATTTACTGTGTAAGGAGCATTTGTATCGTTACTAAATATTTTAAAGAAGTTACTATGTCCACTTCCTGTTAATGTAGCTCTTACTAAAGGTTGTTCTGGCGCACCAAAAGTACTTGTACCAAATACTGCTGATGAATCTCCAAATATAGAAGGAGTTGCTGATATTATTCCTACATCTGTTGGCTGAAGTCTGTCTGTACTATCATAATCAAACCTAACTCTAAGTGTTGGCTCTACAGATCCTTCTGGAAATACAGAAACTTTAATGTGATCTAAAGTTTTTAAAGTTCCAAAGTCTCCGTAATCAAAATCTGGAGATTGATATTCTGCTTCTACGTTTGTTTCAGTTCCTGCAGGATTAAAACTATTTCCTGTATCGTGATTGTAAATATATCCGTCTCTGTCTCCGTGATATATTTTTTCTTTTCCTGAATAATTAAATCCAGAAGCTACTGCAGGAGCTTGTATTCCTTGTACTTCTGCCCATTCAAAACCTCTAGCTGTAAGAGTTCCTATAATTCCTTTTGAATTAGTTGTTGAAGCATTTGAAGCACTGTAGTACATTCTATATTGAGACTTATCTCTAAGTACTACACTGCTATATTCAGAAGTAATTGTACTACTAAAAATATCATTTATAAGAGGCTGTATAGCTTTACTAATAGTTCCAAGTTCAACGTCACCAATTCTAGCAGTACCTGCAATGGTTCTAAAACCATCAGGAGCTAAGAAGATTAAGTCACCTGCAAATTCCTGTATAGTTTTACCATCTACACAACCTACGTTTTTAGTAACTGGTACAATAGCTATAGTACTTGAGTTATTTATGTTCTGTAACTTATATATAGAGTTTTTACAGAATATAAAAAGTTCATCACGGAAAGATTTAAGACCAACTACTTGATCGTCTAATACAATACTACCCGAACCCCCGCCTGTAAAAGATTCTATATCACTTGTAGAACTATAAAAGATAGTGTTCAAAGCTGTAGCTGCGCCTGCAACTACTAAATGTTTATCGTGGATTACACAAAACTTAGGATAGTGTGTACCGCTTACTGTTATTTCTTTAGCAAAAAAAGTTCTGTTTGTTATATCAGAATCTGTACCTGTCATTTTAAAATAAAAAGGTTTTACTCCAGAGCCTTC